CTGCATTCCTCGAAAAACTCGGAACCCGTCAAGTGGAACAACCCATCCGTTCTGCCGATGTCACTTCCAACGATGTCGGTCTTTCACAGAAAGAAGTCAAGCGCTTCAGCTTCATTCGCGCTCTGAACTATCTGGCTAACCCCGGCGATCAATCTGCTCGTCGCGAAGCCGAGTTCGAGATCGAAGTTGGTAACGCTGCTGCTAAGCAGTACGAGCGTTCCTCAAACGGCATCGTGGTGCCTAACGAGGTGCTGCGTCGTGACTTGAACGTTGGTACTGCCACTGCTGGCGGCAACCTCGTCGACGATGTGCTGCTGTCTGGCAGCTTCATCGAGCTGCTCCGCAACCGTCTTGCTCTGGCCCAGGCCGGCATGACCACCCTGAGCGGAATCAACGGCAACATCTCGATCCCCAAGCAGGGTTCGTCCGCAACCGCTTACTGGGTTGGCGAGGGTTCCTCCCCCACCGAGTCCCAGCAAACGATCGAGCAGATCAACCTCAGCCCCAAGACTTGTGGTGCTTTCGTTGACTACTCCCGCAAGCTGCTGCTGCAGTCCAGCATCGACGTTGAGCAAATGGTCCGTGATGACCTGGCTCGCGTGCTGGCTCTTGAGCTGGATCGTGTTGGCCTGAACGGCTCTGGTTCTTCTAACCAGCCTCTGGGCATCATCAACACCACCGGCATTGGCACCCAGACCATCACCACCTTTGGAACCTTCGCCGAGTACATCGGCATGGAAACTGATGTGGCAGTGGCCAACGCTGACGCTGGCGCTCTGCGTTACATCATCAACGCATCTGCTCGCGGCGCTCTGAAGAGCACTGAGAAGGCTTCTGGCACCGCTCAGTTCGTCTACGAGAACGACGAGATCAACGGTTACCCCGTGACCGTGTCCAACCAGCTTGAGAACAACGACGCTCTGTTCGGTGACTTCTCACAGCTGATTATGGCCATGTGGTCTGGCCTGGATCTGACCGTCGATCCTTATGCAGGTGCAACTGCTGGCACCGTCCGCATCATTGCTCTGCAAGATGTTGACTTCGCTGTCAAGCAGCCTGGCGCCTTCTGCTACGGCACCTGATCCAGGTGATTTGTCACTTCGTTTCTGACTCATGAAGATTGAAATTCTGAGGCCAGTAATGATTTCCGGTGAGCCCGCAGCAGCGGGCTCCATTTCCTGAGTCTGTTCCTAAAAAGACCACCACTCGCAAGAGGACTAAGGAATCATGAGCATCGGCAACACTCGGCGGACTTTGACCGCCCTGTCGTTTGCGCCTAACGACGTTGTCACTGCCACTGGCAATGAAACAGGCGTTGACCTCCTCGACTATGAGGGTGACATCACCCTGATTCTCGATGCTGAGGCTGGCGGCTCAGGCATCACCTATGCCGTCAAGGTGCAGGACTCTTCTGACAACAGCACTTTTGCTGATGTCAGTGGTGCTGCTTTCACCACCACCACTGCTAACACTGCTCTTGTCGAGAGCCTGACTGTTAACACCGATGAGATCAAGCGCTATGCGCGTGTTGTCATCACTGTTGCTGGTGGTACTGGCGCTGGCGCTGTTAGCGTCGTGGCCCTTGGCCGCAAGAAGTACAACTGATCTTTGATCTGCCGCCCCCGCAATGCGGGGGCTTTTTCATATGGCACTTTCTTTCACTGAAGATCTCGACGCTTTCTTCGATACGCCGGGTTTCACGGTGCCAGTAGTTTTTGGTGCGACCACCGGAGTTGGATACTTCGAGTCGCCAAACGAGATTATTGCTGACGGAGTTGTGCTGACGACTGACTATGCAGTCGTAGTCAAGACTTCTGATTTTTCATCCGTGGCGCGGGGCGACACGATGACTGTCGACAGCGTGAATTACACGGTGCGAGAGCCGATGCTGCTTGACGACGGTAAGATCATGCGTGTGATGCTGATGAAGGACTGATGTCTGGCATTTACGGCAGTTGGGCTAGTCGGCGGGACAACATTGTTGAGCTAGGTACGCTTACGACTACAACTTCCACTGATTCCGTAGAAGTCTCAGGCACGAAATTCACCTTTGCGCATACGATTATTGGCACCAATATTAAGACCCTGGATGAGGGCAGCATTGATGGCACCAACTGGTTTCCTCTTAATGATGAAAAGACTCATGAGTCGACTGGAACGTATGGACATAGCTATTCACACAGAGTCGTCCGTTATGTGAGGACTCGTTGTACTGCCATTGGAAGTGGCGAGAGCGTAAATATCTGGATGGCTTGTGACTAGCAGGATCGTGCAGAATAAGCGTGGCTCTGGTCTAGGCATATGACTACCAAGCGTGAAAGCATTCTTGCTGCCGTCAAGACGGCTCTCGCAGGCACTGCTGGAGTAGGTACGCGGATTTATAGGAGCCGTGTTGACCCTTTGAGCCGAGGCGAGTCACCCGCGATCATCATTGAGCCGGTAAGCGACACTCCTGAGCAAAACACAAGCCTGCCAACGCTTGATTGGACGTTGCGCATTCGAGTGGTTGTTATTGAGCGCTCAGACGTTCCAGACCAAGCGGCTGACGACACGATTGAAGATATGCATTCAAAGTTGATGGCTGATCTAACTCTTGGCGGACTGGCGATTGATATTCAGCCTGCTCAAACCAGTTTTCAACTGCTTGAGGCGGATCAGCCTGCTGGTGTGATTTTCTGTGAATATGAGATTCGATATCGCTCACAGGTTGCTGATCTAACTCAATAGATGGTGGAGGCTAGGCTGAACCTAACCATGTCCTCCACTTACCATGTTGGATGAACACAGTGGTCACGGCGGGAGTTACCTCCTTGATCCTGAAACAGGCGTACGCACTTTGATCGAGCGGACGCTTCCACCACAACCATCAAAGGAAACATCCGATGGCACTGCTACTTCGCAAACGCCTGATCCTGATCGAGACGGAGTCGAGCTACGGGACAGATCCGACGCCGGACGGAGCCGACGCCGTACTGGTAAGAGATCTGAGCATCACTCCTCAAAGCAGTGACGTTGTCAGTCGTGACCTGCTCCGTCCTTATTTAGGTGCGTCACAGCAGCTTTTGGCCAATACTCGCGTTGAATGCACTTTCAGCGTTGAGCTTGTTGGCTCTGGCACAGCAGGTACTGCGCCTCAATTTGGAAAAGCACTAAAAGCTTGTGGGCTGTCAGAAGTCATCGTCGCCAGTACTTCTGTCACATACGCTCCAGTTAGCGCCAGCTTCTCTTCGGTCACCATCCATTACAACATTGATGGCGTGCGCCATAAAATGACCGGTTGCCGAGGGAGTGTTGGAATCAGCGCTTCCGTTGGCGAGATTCCAACGCTGGATTTCACTTTCACAGGCATTTATAACGCTCCTGACGATACTGCGTTGCCTACGCCCACTTATGCCAATCAAGACGATCCTCTGGTCTTCAAGAATGGCAATACCAGCAGCTTCCAGTTGCTGTCCTATGCAGGTGCTCTCCAAACGTTCTCCTTCGACCTTGGTAATTCCATTACTTATCGGGAATTGGTCGGCGGTTCTAAGGAGGTTTTGATCACTGATCGTGCCGCCACTGGCTCAGTGTCAATTGAGGCAGTCACTATCGCGACGAAGGATTACTTCGCCTCTGCAGTTGATGACGATGCTGCATTGGGGAATTTGCAGTTCACTCATGGCAGCACCGCTGGCAACATCGTCACATTTAGCTCCAGCAAAGTAGACATCGGTGACGTGGCTTATGGAGATTCCGACGGCATCGCCATGCTGGAAATCCCTTACACCTGCGTTCCTGATTCAGCAGCTAACACTGAAGTCAGCTTGGCTTTCACCTAGGACGCAACCTAAGGACACTACGGGGAGCCTTTGCGGGCTCCCTTTTTTTGTGTATGCTGAGCCGGCTTATCTCCTTATCTAATGGCTTTTGTACGCAAGAAGGTAAAAACCTTCAAGTGGCCCGTCAAGGTCAAAGAGCCAAGTGCTGATCGTCCTGGTGAGTTTGACACTTTTGAGTTTGTTGCTCTTTTCAAGCGTGTAAAGCTTTCAGAGATTGAGCAGATGGGTGATGACTCTGGATTGCCGTTGCTCAAAAAAGTGCTTGTTGGATGGGAAGGTATTGAGGATGAGGATGGCAACGCGGTTCCGTTCTCCTCTAAAGAACTTGAACTGTTTGCTGATGATGTGGATTGGCTGAAGGCTGTGCTCTCGGCTTACACCAACACCTACGCAGAAGGTGAGGCGGGAAACTAAGGGAGGCTGCTGTTCATTGGGCCTCTGGCGGCAAGATCGTTGAGGACAAAACCCAGGATGATGCAGCAGCTTTTGGCATGAAACTGCCAGAGCCCAAGCAGGAGGAATCTGAGGATTTTGAAGTTTGGGAAGAAAACTGGGAAGCAGTGACGATGTTCCTGCGCATGCAAACCCAGTGGCAGGTCTCCATGAGTGGGTATGTGGGGATGAAATACGAGGTATTGCTGGGTTCCGGAGGCTTGTGTGACCTCTACAATGTGGAAGATCGCCGCGACGTGCTCGAACGCCTTCAGATCATGGAGGCATCGGCCCTTACCGAACTGAGGAAACGCTCTGATGGCAAAGCCAATTGAAACGCTTTCCATCCAGCTCAAGTTCAAGGACGCTGGCAGTCAAGCAGTAATTGAAAAGGTCAAAGGCAGTCTCAAGAGGTTAGAGCTTGGTGCTTCTGGAGCAAAGCCACAGATTGAAGGTCTTAGAAGAGAAATACTTGCGCAAGGCAGGGCAAGCGTAACTAGCGTTGCCAATATCCAGGCTCAAGCAACTGCCCTCAGAGCTTTGCGAGACGAGGCAAAGATTGGCGGAGCCACGTTCAAAAAGCTCACTGAAGACATCAAAAAGCTTGATGCTCAAATGGGCAAAAGCGCTAGTAGCTCTGCTCAGCGAGGCATGGGTGCTCGTCGAGCAACTCAGACTGCTGGCGCGATTATTTCTGGCGGCATCTTTGGTGGCCCTGAGGGCGCAATTGGTGGCGCCTTGGGTGCATTTGGTGGCGTAGAGGGTGCATTCGCTGGCGCAGCGATTGGCGCTCAAATTGGCATGTTGCGTCAGGCCGTTGGAGAAATGGCTAATTATGCCGCCACTATTGAAAAGGCAAAAATTGCTCTAAACGGGGTTCTGCCCAATCAAAACGATTTCAATTTTGCGCTGCAGGTTGCTTCGCAGGCGACAAAAGAGCTGAATATTCCCCAAGATCAGTCGATTCAAGGCATGACGCGGTTGGCTGCTGCTGTTACTGGTGCCAACGGACCAGTTTCAGATGCAGCTTTGACTTTTAGGAATGTCACGGCAGCGATTAAAGCAACAGGCGGCAGTTCTCAAGACGTACAAGGCGCGATCACTGCGATGGTGCAAGTCTTCAGTAAAGGCAAGGTGAGCGCTGAAGAGCTTTCAGGTCAGTTGGGTGAACGCCTGCCTGGTGCCGTCACAATGTTTGCCAAGGCAAATGAAATGACACTGCCTGAACTGCAGAAAAATCTAAAGGCAGGCACCGTTGGATTGAATGAGCTGATGAATTTTATTGTCGAGCTTGGAAACAAATACAACTCAACAGCAGGAAAAATTTCAGACTCTAATGCAGAGGCAGGCGCTCGTTTGTCAGTTGCAATTCAAGACATGCAGGCCGATGTTGGCGCAGCCTTGATCCCAATCGGCGCTCAATTCCAAGCAGCTTTTGCGGAATTTATTAGAGAGATTACTCCGCATCTTGTGACATTTTTGCCAAAAATTGGCAATCTTTTCCTCGCGCTTGCAAAAAATATTGACACCGTCGTTGTTGCCGCATTGGCCGCTCTTGGGGTCTTTGGCATAGCAAAGCTGGTTGCAATCGCCACAGCTGTCAATGGAATTACTACAGCTGTAGCAACCTTAAAAGCTGGAATGGTGGCATTAGGTCTAGCCAATCCATTCACAGCGATTGCAGTCACCGTTGGAATAATGGCTGGCCATATTCACAATGCGGCGAAAGAACAGAAACGACTGAACATTTTGATTAGAGAGGGCACTAAGGCGCAGGTCCAGCCTGTGTTGACGCAGAAGCGGCAAGAGCTTGATGCGCTTTTAACTCAAAAAATTGCACTTGGTGGAGGGACTGGCCCGTTAGCAGCCCAATTCCAACCTGGCGGCCAAAAGTTTGAGGAAGAACAGCAACTCAGGCGGACGATAGCGGATCTAGAAGAAAGGCTTCGTGTATCTGCTTACGACGCAACTCAAGGTGCAGATTTAGATCTTGGCTTGATACGCAGGTTTAAGTACGACCCCGTAAAGCCTGAAGATGGCGGCGGCACCGCTGGCACAATTAAGGACATCACAGCAGATCAGGCCGCTGCGCAGATCAAGGTGATTCAAAATCGCACTCGCGGCATTGAGCTTACTAAGCAAGCTATTGCAGAAGAGGCACGGCTGGCCAGGGTTGCTGCTGAGAAACTGCCTCCTAATAAGAAGTCTGTTGAGCTTGCAAGGATTGCTCAAAAAGAAGCCAATCAGCTGAACAGACTTCAGCAAAAGGAGCTTAGGACTGCCAACAATATCGCCAAGGCAAAGCTTGAATTGAATGAGCTTTTGACCAAGGCTAAGGGTGAGCAAGGGTTGTTGAATGATGAGCAGTTGCAGCAAGAGCTGAATCAGATCAGGGTCAATGAGTTGATGTTGAAGTACAACATTCTTGTAGAAAATAATGTAATTAGCGCGGAAGAATTAAAGAAAAAACTTCAAGAAGCTGTTGCTGCGCTGAACAATCCAGAGGAGAAGACAAACAGCTTTGTACAGGGACTGAAAGATCTTGTTGAAGAAGCTACTAATTTGAATGAAAGGCTTGGCAAGTTTGGAGTACAAGCCATAGACAAGTTTGCCAATACATTTGCAGACTTTGTTGCCACAGGAAAGGCAAGCTTCAGCGAGTTTGCAAGCTCAGTGCTGCAAGATTTGTCACGCATTTTTGCTCGTGCTGCTTTCTTCCAAGCGCTCGATCTTGTATTCCCTGGACTCAGCAAAGCTGCCAAGGTCACCGGAAACGCTAAAGGCAATGTGATTGCTAAAAACAAGATCGTGCCTTATGCCGCGGGCGGCATCGTTGACAAGCCCACGCTCTTCCCAATGGCCAATGGTGCCGGGCTAATGGGCGAGGCCGGAGCAGAAGCGATTTTGCCTCTACGTCGCGGTCCTAGCGGTCGACTTGGCGTTGAAGCGTCTGGCGGCATGGGCAACGTGGTTGTTAATGTTGATGCCACTGGCAGCTCTGTGAAAGGCGATCCTGATTCAGCAAAACAGCTTGGAAATGCCATTGGCGCTGCAGTTCAGGCAGAATTGGTGAAACAACGCAGACCTGGCGGTTTACTTGCAACCTGATGGCTACTTTCCCCAGCTTGGACCCTGATTTTGGTGCTGCTGAAAAAGCGCAACCAAAGCTAAGAATTGCCGAGTTCGGCTCTGGCTATTCGCAACGTACGGTTTTTGGAATTAACCAAGACCCTAAGGTGTGGACATTGAAGTGGGAATACAGAAACGCAACGGATACAAACACTATTGAAGACTTTCTTGAAGCTCGTGCCGGTGCTGAGTCCTTTGATTGGTCTCCACCAGACGAGACCGATACTTACAAATGGATTTGCAGGGATTGGGAGAAGATTATGCCTCTTCCAGGGTTGTTTACAATTAATGCAACATTTGAGCAGGTATTTGAAGCATGAGCGTTCCAGACTCGATTCAAGAGCAGCTTCAGGCTGTTGAGCCCTCCGCGATTATTGAGCTGTTCCACTTAAAACTTACTGAGGCTGTCAATGGCATTAATGAGGACTACTACTACCATGCCGGAACAAACGGCTTGACAAAGAATATTATCTTCGACAGCCTTGAATACAGTGCCTTTCCTATTGAGGTTGAGGGGTTTGAGATGACGACCAAGGGTTCATTGCCCCGCCCAACCATGAGAATTGCAAACGCAAATAACGCAATCTCTGAACTTCTTTTGGCATATAATCCTTTGCAGGCACAGGTAACTCGAATTCGTACTTGCGCAAAGTTTCTCGATAAGGAAAATTTTACTGGCAATACAAATGCAACTGCCGACCCTGATGCAAAGTTTGAAGATGAGGTCTGGTATATCGATAGGGTTGCAAGCGAGAACACAACGTTTGTTGAGTTTGAGCTGACTAGCAAATTAGACTTAACTAACTTGCCTTTGCCGCGACGTCAAATTTTGGAGCATTGCCCTTGGAAGTACAGGGGGGAAGAATGTGGCTACAAGGGCACCAAGTGTTTCACTATTAATAACAAGCCAACAACGGCAGCAAATGATGTCTGCGGCAAGCAGTACACCAGTTGCGTTTTACGTTTTCCTAAGGGCAATCTTCCGTTTGGAGGTTTTCCAGGTGCAAGACTTCAGGTTTGACGCTGAGCAGCACGCATTTGAGTCGGCACCATCTGAAGCGTGTGGGCTGGTTGTAGATGGTCAGTACTTTCGATGCAGAAACATTGCGGATGATCCATGCCTTGATTTTGTTCTGGACAGTCGAGATTATGCGCTTGCTGCGCTAACAGGCACTATTGAGGCGGTGGTTCACTCGCACCCACAAGGCGGTCCAGCAAGCGATGTTGATCTTGAGTCATGCAAGGGCACAAAGCTGCCATGGCACGTTTTCTCTGTACCTGAAAAGCAATGGTCAACTATCAATCCTTAATTGGCAGGCAATGGGACTACGGCAAGTTTGATTGCTTCAGTCTTGTACGCGACTGGTTTGCTTTACAAGGGATTCACCTGCCCGACTTTGAGCGTCCAAAAGACCTAGAGACCTGCAGCAGTGTCTTTTTGCGAGAGGCCAAAAACCTAGGGTTTGTGCTGGTGCCTTTGGAGCGAAGACAGCCTGGCGATGTTGCGATTATGCGCCTTGGAACGGCAACTCCAATGCACGCGGCTGTGTTGGTGGACTATGACCGGATTCTGCATCAGCGGCAAGATTCTTTAAGTGCGGTAGAGCCGTTAGGGCGATACTATGTGAACAGCATTGCAGCCGTGTTTCGCTATGCAGCAGGTCGTCCGACTGCTGGGTGATCTGGGTGAGCGGTACGGCACCGAGCACACATATCACAACCTACGTAGCCCAGCGGACGCGATCAAGCTGCTATGCGTTAACTATCCTGCGCTTCAAAAGGAATTAGTAGAGGCTCATCTGCACGGTGTCGAGTATCGGGTCATCCAAGCTGGCGTTGATTTGTCAGAGCATGATTTACGTTTGCCTCTTGGCAAAAACGATTTAGTTATTACTCCTGTTATCGCAGGCAGCGGCAGCACAGGCAGAACAATACTTGGCATAGCGCTGATTGCGGCTTCAATTGTTTTTGCCCCTGTTGCAGGTGGAAAGGCAGCGGGTTTTTTAGGACTGACTGGATCAGGTGGTTTAACCGCCACACAATCAGTTATTCTCGGACGACTCGGTGTTGCTTTAGTGCTTGGGGGTGTTTCAGAAATGCTTTCGCCCCAGCCAACGTTGACGCCATTAGCGGGTGGTGATCGGATGAAGCCTACACGGACTGATGGGCCGCAATCTGTTACTCGTGGCGCAGATGGTACGCAAACGTATGCATACACAGGCGCTGCGAACACTGTAGGTTTGGGAGCAACGATACCTGTTGCTTATGGGGAGGTCCTTGTTGGTAGTCATCTTCTCAGCGCAACCGTTGAGGTGTCTGATGAATCTGATCCGCTGAAAAACACTATTAAGCAGCCAGGAGCAGAAACTGTTTTATTCGGTGGAGAGAAACTAACAAGTAAGTTCACCACATCTTCAGGCGTTGTTGCGAAGCGAACAGACAAAAAGTCTTTTGGCAACAATGCAGTTCAAAAGCCAATTAATCAGGTTATTACCTTAGAAGACGGCAAAGAGCAAAGCCTTGGAACAATAAGTTACAACGATAAATTTTTCAAGAAAGTAGATGTTGTTCTTGAGCTTGATAAGGGACTTTTTGAGTTTGTAAGCGGTGAGGGCACTACCAAGGTGGACGGATTTATCACTTATAAGATTGAAGTGATAGGAACCCCTCAAGGGGGCAATGAGCAGGTTGTTGGGAATTCACAGGCAACGATACAGGGCCTTTTGCTAGACACTCAAAAATATCGCTGGATGCACCGTCTCAATATGTCTGATGTTACCTACACTGGCAACATTGAGTATCGGGTGACCGTTATTGATTTTAGGGCCGAGCAGACTACGACGTTGGTTGCACGCGCATACGGCTTTAACTTGGATAGGAGTATAGATATTGACGACGGCGGCGAGGATCCTGCTGTCAGCACAGTAGACATCAACGGCACAACGCTCAGTAATACTTTTAAGTCTGTTGGGGGCACACTTCTCAAGCTTACGTCTGCGAATATAACTAGCAGTCAGGAAAGCAGCTCTATCGAGAGGGTATATGCTCTTGTTGTAAGTTCAGGAACTCGTTTTCGCAAAACGGCAAGCCTTTCAGATGCGCCGAACGCAAATCTTGATATAATTTTTGAGATTACGGATGGCCTCGCTAAGAAAAAAAGCGGCACAAACGCATTGTTCCCTGGTTCCATAACCATAAGCAATGAAGTGACTATTAAAGAAGACGGTGAGTCTGATGTTGTGAAAACAAGCACTTTTAAAATCACTGGCACCCTAAGAAAGGGTCAAAAATATAAGTTCGTACAGCGTGTTAGGGTAGACAATTTCAGTTCAGTGAATAAAGTTGTTGTCGCACCAGTGCTAATAGATCGCGACACCAGCAGCAATGATCACAACGTACGGTTCGTCGGCGCAGGTTTTAACCTCAATCCGTAATGGCTCTTAACTCCACCTCCACCATTAAGCTGATTGACCTTTTGTGTGAGGGGCCAATTGATGGCTTGGTTGGCAAAACTAGGGGTGTATTCCTTGAGGAAACACCTATCGCAACTGGCAATGTCCGCAATTTTGCAAAAGAAGATGTAACTTATGACTTCAAGACTGGCGGCAGAACACAAAATCAATTGGACCAAGGCACAGATGGCACCTCAACTGTTACCAACATCAGTGTAGAGGTTGGAAGTAATTACACAGAAACAGTTAATGCAAGCAATCAGGTGACTGCTCGCGACTACGGGTCTGGGCAGCAAATTAGACAAATTACAGATACAGACGTTGAGTTTTTTGAAATAATCTTCGGCATTCCTCGCTTATATTCTACGGCGGTAGAAGGCTTGGCGAAAGGTCAGTTGTTTAATGGCAAAATTCAAATTAGAGTTCATGTTCAGCCTCGTGGAGGCAGCTATTCCAAAGTTTACGATAAAACTATTACTGGCGTTTCAACCAGTGATTATCAACTAAAAACACCTCGGATCAAGCTGCGCGGCTCTGGGCCGTGGAACATTAAAGTAACCAAGGTTAACTTGAAAGAGGATCATTTTGAAGTTAAGTTCAATAACTTCGAGGAAGTAGACAAGAAAACGCCACAGGCTAGCAATCGCGGAAATCAACTTACCTGGGTTTCTTTGATTGAAATTCAATCCTTAAGAACTGCCTATCCATATTGCGCTGTAGCTGGCTTGTCTCTTTCAACAAGGCAATTTAATAGCCTTCCTACTCGTGCCTACAAGATTCGTGGACGCACTGTTCAAATACCTAGCAACGCAACAGTCAGAACCGATGGCAGTCTTTTGTTTACAGGGGCTTTCAACGGAGAGCTTATAGAACGTTGGACAACGTGCCCTGTGTGCTGTTGGTACGACATGCTTACAAACAAGCGTTATGGAGCGGGTGACTTCGTAGCTGCTGAAAACGTTAGTTGGGTTGATCTTTATCCTCTTGCTCAATACGCAAACCAGCTCGTCAGCACTCCTGATGGAGGAAAAGAGGCACGTTTTGCTTGCAACACTGTTATTGGCGACCAGGCAGAAGCCTTCAATGTTTTACAGGATTTGGCAAGTGTTTTTCGTGGAATGCTCTATTGGCAGGCAAACACGATTCAATCAACTGCTGATCATGGCAATCTAAATGGCACAGCTATCAGTCCTGTTCACCTTTACAGCAATAGCAATGTTATTGAAGGTGCTTTCGAGTATTCAGGAACATCGCTAAAAACTCGCAGCACAAGTATCAGAGTCCGGTATAACGATCCTGATAATTTTTACAAGAGCAACTACGTGACCGTTGAGGACGCCGCTCTAATTACAAAGTATGGCTATCAATTGAAAGAGATTGTGGCCATTGGTGCCACTTCAAAATGGCAAGCACAGCGTCTTGGCCGCTGGATGCTTGCCTCTGAAGAGTTAGATGGAGAGACCGTAACGTTTACAACTGGACTTCAAGGTGCTGTTGTTTCGCCTGGTCAGATCTTTGCTGTTGCCGATGAGATGCGACAAGGTGCAAGGCTTTCAGGCCGTGTCGCTAGCGCAACAACTACAGTCATAACAACAGATCAGATTATTACTCTTCCAGGCGGGTCTAGCCACACCCTTACAGTAACGCTTCCTAATGGAGCTATCCAGACACGCACTATTAGCGGAACAAACACTCAGAAACAAGTTAATGTCACTTCTCCTTTTAGTAGCGCACCGCTGGAACAATCTATTTGGTCAATAACATCAACAGATGTACAACACCAAAAGTTTCGCTGCTTGTCTGTTTCTGACAACGGCGATGGCCAGTACACAGTTGCAGGTGTTGAGCACAATGATAGTATTTACGCCACGGCTGATACTGGCAGAGACCTAAAATTTCAAGACGTTACCACCTTCGACGAAAAACCGCGTCAAGTAACTGGTTTAACTATTGCGACTCGCGTTGTCAGGGAAAGTAATAACACCGTAAATGAGCTTACTGCTGCTTGGTCGCGCAACGTTGACGGTAAAATTTTTAAATATGAAATTAGATATAAAATCGGCGATGGTGATTATACAACAGTGCAATCAACAAGCAACAGTATAAAAATAAAAAACTTGAAAGTTGGTGCTGTTGTAACAATTGAAATTAGAACTTTAGGCCGTGATGCAACATTTAAAAACTCGCAGTGGTCTGTTAGTAAATTTACTGTTCCGGCAAAACCGACCGTAACACCTGTCACGCCTGGTGATGATGATCCTCCAGAAGTAGAAGTCGTCCCGCCAGACCCAACAAATGTTTCTATTGAAGCTACCGAAAAAGATCAAGTAATGCTGCGTTGGGACGTTCCTGCTACTGGTGATGGCGCAACAGCTGACCGTTTGACTGCAATTATTAAACATAATCGCAAAACAGATGGCACAGGTCTTTGGCAGAACAGCACTACTTTGACGCGAGTCAAGGCCAACACAAACATAGCGATATTGCCTGCCATGGAAGGCGAATATCTAATCAAGTTTGTAGACGATGAAAAACTAAAAAGTAAAAACGCTGTTAGCGCAACATTTGACCTGCCTGATGCAATTCCACGCCTCACAGCTTTCTCGCGACGTGAAGATCAAGACAGCCCAGAGTTTCAAGGTCAAAAGAACGGCTGTTTTTACTCTGACGCTGGTGATGCGGAGGCGGGCTTCGGCTATGACGGTTTAGTACTTGCAGGTGACCAAACGATTGACGACATTACAGCCAATATTGATACGCTTTCATCCTTCGACTTCCTCGGCAATCGCTTGTTGAGTGGCGAGTACTTCTTCGCGAATACACTTGATTTAGGCGCAAAATTCAATGTACAGCTGAATCGCGTGCTTGAGGCTCGGGGAATCTATCCAAATGATTTGATTGACGAGCGCACCGTCAACATCGACAGGTGGACTGATTTTGATGGGTCTATTGCCGACGAGACTAACGCTGAAATGTATTTCAGAGTGTCAGACCAAGGCATTGTTGAGGAAAATTATTTGCTTGAAAATGGTGACAACTTTTTGCTTGAAGATGGCTCGCAGATTGATTACGAGTCAAACGCAGTGTTTGGTAACTGGATCCCTATGCGCTCCGGGCGAACAACTGGTCGATTATTCCAGTTCAAGGCCGAGCTAGAAACAAACGTGCAAGATCAAACGCCGATTATCGATGAGCTTGGCTATGAGGTGTTGATTGAAAGCAGAACAGAGAACAGTTCGGCTATCGCCAGTGGTGCAGGCGCTAAGGCTGTGACGTTCACAAATGCGTTCTATCAAGAGCCGAGCATCGCCATCAACGCTTTCAACCTTGCCTCAGGGGATTACTATGAGGTGACATCGACCTCTCGAACTGGTTTCACAGTGACGTTCAAGAACAGCAGTAACGCTGCGGTTGACCGTAACTTCACCTATTCGGCTGTCGGCTTCGGCACTCAGCAAGCTTAAAAATGGCCCAGCACGACCAAAATCTTGCAAATGCCTCAGGTAGCGCATTTCGTGCAGATTTAAACAATGCACTTAGTGCGATTTTTTCCAATAGCTCAGGTGCCACAGAGCCCTCAGTTACCACAGCCTATATGTGGTGGGCCGATACTACGGCCAATCAAATGAAGATCAGGAACAGCAACAACGATGGGTGGATCACGCTGAGGGAGCTTGACGGCACGATTCTGATGCAGGACGGCAGTGCCGCATCTCCATCACTGTGTTTCAGGACTGACACTGATACTGGTTTCTACAAAGATGGTGATAATAGGATTGGCATTGCCACTGGAGGTGTAGAACGAGCAACGATTCTTGATGCTGGATTTATAATCAACGATGCTGGAAACGATTGTAATTTCCGCGTTGAGTCAAGCGGCGATGCAAACATCCTATTTGTCGATGGAGGAGAGGATCGCGTCGGTATTGGTGATTCGGCCCCATCAGAAAAGCTAAACGTTGCTGGCAACGTAATGCTGGAGGGTGGCGATCAATACCTTTATCTGACTAACGCAGGCACTGGCAACAGCGGTATATATATTAGAGGCAATACTTCAAGTTCATATTTAAGGTCTCATAGCACTGGGATCTTTACTTGGGAGGTGACTGGATCAGAGAAAATGCGCCTCGACAGTTCGGGGCGGTTGTTGTTGGGGGCGAGTTCAAGCGTTTCTCCTAATCGCAATTTTCAGATTGCAGGAAATATGTCTATTTGCGCCAATTTAAACAGCGCTGATGGCGTAACTGTTGACTACATTAAAAGTCGCAATACAACATACGGGTCTAATACTATTGTTCAAGACGATGACACTATCGCCAAAATTCAATTTAGAGCAGACGATGGAAGTGACTATCTTACGCAAGCTGCCCAAATCGCAGCAGAAGTAGACGGCACCCCTGGCTCAAATGACATGCCAGGTCGGCTTCTTTTCCTCACCACCCAGGACGGTGCGAGCAGCCCTGACGAAAAAATGCGAATTTTTGCCACTGGGCAAGCGCATCACTTCACAACAGGCAGTGGAGTCTTTGTTGGATCGAGTCAAGGCGCAGGAACTACAAATTGGCTTTTCCGCGGAAATCGCAACAGAACAAACAACACCAGTGGAGGTGTCACGGTTTTCTATGTATATACCAACGGCAACGTCCAAAACACAAATAACTCTTACGGTCAGATTTCTGATGTCAAACTAAAAGAAAACATTGTCAATGCAAACTCTCAGTGGGACGACATTAAAGGTGTTCAAGTTCGCAACTTTAACTTCAAAGAAGAAACAGGCCATTCGACGCACACTCAAATTGGCGTTGTTGCCCAAGAGCTTGAAACTGTATCGCCTGGTCTTGTTTATGACACGCCTGACCGCGATGAAGAGGGTAACGATCTTGGCACCGTTACCAAGGGAGTTAACTACTCCGTGCTTTACATGAAGGCTGTCAAAGCTCTTCAGGAGGCAATGGAGCGCATCGAAACGCTTGAAGCCAAAGTTGCAGCCCTTGAGGCTGGCTAAGTAAACTCTGCCTGACTTCACTTCATCATGGCCAACACCTACGTTTGGAAGATTGCCGATCTCAATCGTGACCTTGGTGACGGTTTTGCTCACACGGCTCATTGGACCGTGGTCGCAATCAGCGATCAGGTTGACTCTGAGGGCAACGCCTACAACTCAGGTGCTTACGGCAGCGTTGGCCTAGATCGCCCAGACACCTTGGTTGAGTTTGATGATTTGATTGAGGCTGACATCGTGGCAGCTGTGCAGGCCAAGCTCGGTGGCGCTGCAAAGGTTACTGAGATTCAAGATACGCTGGCTGCACGCATCACTGAACAGATCACGCCGACTCACGCGTCTGGCAAACCCTCTAGCTGGTAACTCTCATGGCCGACAGAAAAATATCCCAGCTGACTGAGCTGACTGCTCCTGTAGCAGGCGATCTGTTCACTGTTGTTGATGTCAGCGAAGCTGCCAACGCCGACAAGAACAAAAACATCACCTACGGAACAATGTTCCGAGCATTGCCTGATGGCACGGCAGGTGCGCCAGCAATAGGTTTTGCCTCTGATAATGGCACTGGTGGCATTTATCGCAGTGCTGCAAATGAAATTGCTATTAGCGCTAGCTCTGGTGAGATCGGCAAATTCACCACAGCAGGTTTCCAGCTAGGTGGTGGCACTGCTGCAGCACAGCTGCATTTATTCAGTCCTGATACGACCGATCAGGTCATCATTGAAAACACTAATGCTGGCCTAGACACTGCGCCTGATTTGGTGTTGTATCGGAACAGCGCATCACCTGCCGCAGACGACAATCTTGGGAACATTGAGTTTCGAGGTGAAAGCAGCACCGGCAATACTCATGCTTATGCCCAAATAACTGCTGGAATTCAAACAGCAACTGATGGATCAGAGGATGGCATCCTTGACCTGATGTCGTCTAGCTCAGGAACGACCGCATCACGGTTGCGCTTGCGGAATTCGTTTGTCGGGATTGGTGAAAACGAGCCTGCTTTCCCTCTGCATGTCACGAACACAGTCACTAGCACTGCTCTAAACATTGAGTGCTCTGCTGACGATCCAGCGTCAGGTGCAGATATTACGTTGTTCCATCGTCGCGGGGCTGCAGGTGCTGGTCAGGATGATGACGTGCTCTCCACGTTGTTTTTCCGTGGCAAGAACGATAACGCCACACCTGAAGAGATTGATTACGCAGCTGTAGAAGCAAGCATTGTTGATGCCAGCGACACGACTGAAGATGGACGTTTGCGTTTACAGGTTCAAACTGATGGCACGCTAACAACGCAGCTAGAAATTAATGCCAACACGATTGGTTTCTTTGGCACTACCCCTGCAACGCAGCCTGCTGCGATTGCAAATATGACTACTACAGCAACGACTGGCACACTGCCAACCACTGATGGCGCGATAACGATTGCAGACGCAGCATCACCAACCAACGCAGAGTTGCTTGAATACTGCGTTGAGCTACAAAGCAAGCTAGAGGCAGCTTTGGCTGCTTTGCGTTCCCTTGGAGTCATTGCCACCTAATGGGATCGCCTTATCGGTTCATTCTGTGTGGCTGGTTAGTGATAACCAGTTTTGTAGTTGTCATTATCGGCTCTTCCAACATTTTCTACTCAGCTGGCTACAAGCAAGCCGAATCTGACATTTGTTTCAAATCCCCATGCAACGACCTGACCCGATGATCGCCTCAATGCCTGGTGCTGAGGACGTACAAGCTATGGCGGCTAGAACGCTGTGGCTTGAAGAGCTGTACTTCCTTGATGGCCGCGACCAGATCAGTCACCCTCAATATGGTTTGTTTACTGGGCTGGCCCTTAAATATCAGAACTTGCAGTCAACTGACGGTATCTAATGGCCAAGTCAATTAGCGGGCAAAATTTTGTCCCCAGCAAGCCGAAAAAGACACGTCAAGGTAATGGATCACATTCCAAACCGTCCCATGGACGGAAGAAGTATCGTGGCCAAGGAAAACGCTAATTCTCTTCCAAATGATCAAGCGTCTTGTTTTTGGTGCAGCCGCTGGCGCACTTGCCTTGGCTCCCCTCTCTGCCCGCGCAGATTGGTATGTCAACCCTGAGTTCAACGGTGCCAGCTTGGGCGACGAGTACTTGGGTGGGACGGTAAATTTCGATCTGGGCTATGAAGGCTCTTCAGGTGCCTACAGCTATTACATCCAGGGCGGACCTGCTTGGGTGATGCCAAATGGCTCTGACAATGAGATTAGGTTCGCTGGCAAGTTTGGCGGTGCTGTCCAAGCTTCTGAGGACGTCTCTGTTTACGGCGAACTGAGTGCAATGTCTGGCGACAAAGTGTCTGTCGGTTCAAAGGTTGGTTTGAAGTACACCTTCTGAGCTATAACTCGGAAGTCTCCTCACACAAGACAGCAAGCAGCCCCCGTAATCGTGCAGAGCGCGGGGGCTTTTTGTTTATCTATTTACCATGAGCACCAAACTCAACGGCAACAGGTTCTCCCCAATGGGTAGCCGGGTTCCAACAGAGCTTTTGCCAACAGCTATCCGTTATGAACATGCACGCGCAGTGCTGTTTGATCAATTCGGTCAACACAGCAAAGCTAGAGAGTGCGAGAAATTGAAGCGCTATTACGAGCGCCGTAGCATGGATGAGTGCATTTAAGACTCATGCAAAAGGTCTACAACGTGCTTGGCGTGCTGGGCTTTGTGATGTCTGGAACGCTGGTTGGGCTAAGTATTGCTGCCTTTGCTCAAATTCCAGGAATGATCGACGACATGGCCGCCGACATGATGGACGACATCACCGGCAAAGTGACTGACATGGTGCCGGGTCAAATTGATCAAGCCATGCCAGAGTTGCCAACCAGCACTGGACCGGCTGTGCCGTTCAAACTTCCATGAGCGATCAGGTTAATTCACCAGCGCACTACACCAAAGGTCGCGTCGAGGCGATTGAGGTGATTGAGGATGTGGTCGCTGGTGCGCCTGATGCCGTGACCGGCTACTTGGTCGGTCAAACAATGAAGTATCTGCTGCGGGCATGGCACAAGGGCAATGCAATGCAAGACCTGCAAAAAGCGGCTTGGTACTTGAATCGCGCTATCGACAGGTTCAACGCTTAAATCACCATCTTGGTGCCGGTGATGGGGTCATCATCAAAGAGAACGTTTACCAGTGCATCTGGGTCATGAGCTTCAGGTCCGAAGCCTTCAGCTTTAATTTTTGCCATATCAAGTTCTGGCACGGGTGCTTCAGGTTTCTGCTCAAACGACGCCAACCATTCGCGTAAAGCATCACCAGTGGGTGTGCCTTTGGGCCATTTCACCCACTTGAGAATTGCCTTTGGATCGGTAAATGGCCTAGAAGATTTGCCGCACAGTACGGTGTAGACGACAGGCGGGCCTTCTCTGCGCTTGGCACGTTCGATCCAAAGTTGACCCGCCGTAAACCGCTCTGACTTCATGCCTGAAATTCGTGAGATCAGTGTGCAAGCGATTGGCGTCCCTTCGATTTCCGTAGGCAAGCCAATCCCACCTCCTGTTTTACCAGCAGCACCTCCAGTTACGTCAGCAGCATTTCCAGTTATTGATATGCCTGGCTGTGTGCGTGCCCGTATCGGCAAAGGAACTGGCGTTCAAACGTTTGAAGATGATGAGCGTGGAACGGTAACGCTGTGCGATGGAACGGTTCCAGTCTTCGAGGCACCTGATTACAGGCCGCGTGACTTTACGTGGGTGCAACCGCCAAAGACAGAAAGTAAAAAGCCAGAGCCAAAAGCCCCGGCCGTAATCCCCTCTGTTGATGTGCCGAGTCCTGATCTCGACAACTCAAGGTTGCCACCAGATCCACCGTGCCCAGCTTTCGGCGCGAAAGAAATCGGATCGTTTAACAAATTAGGGACAGAGGTCTTGGCGGGTTATGAGCTGCAAGACGGCAAGTGCGTAAAGATTTGGGATCCTGTGCCTGTCGCACAGGTCATCAATAACTACGTGCCTGATGCTGGGCCGACAGTATCAGTTGCCGTGACTGCCGCGATTGCCACTACAACAGCCATCTTGAGCAAGCCGATTGCATCAGTGCTGCAAAAGCTCGCCAAGCCGCTTACGAAGAAGGTCGTGAAGAAGCTTCTTTTGAGAAAGGAGAAACCGGTATCTTTACGGGAGCGGGTTTTGGCGCAGAGAGATCGGAATCGCGCACGAATGGCTTTACGTCGGGCTGTGGGTAAATGATCTCGTGAGTGTGGCCTTCAACAGGGATCGGCTTGAGCACTACGTCATGACAGATCGGCTTAAAGGGACTGTCATCTGAAAAGCCATAGCCTTCCCGGATGGCAGTTGCACAAGCCTTTAGGCGACCCATTTCATAATTAAGCCTCTTCTCAGCGAGAGCTTGCTCATACAAGGCAACTTGTTTACGTGCCGCTTGTTTGCACAACTCAATCGGCTGACGATCCAAAGGGATTGAAAAAGTGGCTGTGATGCCGAAGTTATGGCTGAAATTTTGGCGATAACCCGTCCTCATCTTTTTGTAGTAGAGGATTTTCCCAGGGTTATCGGGCACTCCATCTGGGCCGTCATTCCCGTCTTTATCCTTTTTCCCCTTGTTGTCGCTGGTGTCGTAAACGGGTTCGTTGTAATACTCGTTGCCAGGCAGGCCGTATGAGTTTGTGGTTGAGACAAATGGGCTGATGTTGAGCGTGGCTGTATCGCACTGAATGCCTGATCCATAAAACTGCCTCATGTACTGTCCAGGGTTGATTTGAACAGCCTGATTAACGACTGAACCGCTGCTGTTGCTGACAGGTGCAGCAGTTGCGTTCATCTGTGCTGCTGCTGGCGCTCCATACGTCAAACCAAGCAATAGGAAGCTTGCCGCTGCTTTCATTGGCTAAAGGTGCTGGTGGAATCGACGACAGCCTCAATGACTGTTTCGCGACTGATGTTGACCTTTTCGATCAGACCAGGACCATTGAAGGTTTCTGCAAACTGGAACGGTTGACCAGCTGCAGTTTGTTTCCAGTTACCGCGTGTTTGGAACGTAATGCTGTTTTTGCCTGGAGTAGGACTGACAATGCCGTTCACAGGCTGAACGTTCTTGCCAGACACTGTGTACTCAAAGCCAGTGCGATAAGACTCGGAGACAATCGACTCTTTGACCACAGTCTTTGACTCAGTGCGGGAGGTGACCACACCAGTAGCGAAGTTAGGGACAACTGGGACGGCTACTGCTGGAGCTGGTAACAGCAGCAGAAGAATTAGCCGTTTCACCGTGTAGTTAGCTCAGTAACGACTTGACCGATTGCACTGGTGTTTGCCCCGCCAGCCGTCACCGTGATTGCGCCTGCAGTAGAGATTGTGCCCGCTAGATCTCCTGCAGTTCCTGCAGCTGTGCTGGTGATATCAGAAAAGGCGGGCACAGCTCCCACTGTTGGAGCGGAGGTTGGAATTGTGTCGCCTGCCTGGAACGAGTTACTGAAGCTGAACGCTGACCCGTTTGTGGCTTGAGTTGCAGTGACAGCAGTCAAAGCATTGACGCCATTAGTGTGAGTGCCCAGGCCGCCAACAGCGCCAGCAGTAGTGCCGTCAGTGGTGTTGACCCCACTCCCGCTCACGGAATAGCTGTTGCCTTGTCTAATAGCACGAGTTGACGCACCACCGACATCTAGTTGAAGACTGCTGCTAATTCGGTGGGTGAGATCAGCCTTGGCAGGCAATGCAGCTGCCAATGTGATGCCCAATACCAAAAGTGTGCGCTTCATTTGGTGGTTGAAGTGGTGCTTTTACTTTCAAGGTTAACGCTTTCATCTTTTTTCTTCTTGCCTGTTCTGTTCATGGTCAACCCGTAGCTAGCTGCAGTCGAACTAAGCAGTGATGCGCTGAAGGTCACGTCGATTTGACCTTTGAAATAACCGACGTAATTAGCCGTGATAATCGCCATCGCCCACAGCATGATTGTGATGCGGACAAAGTCACCTAACCATCCATTGCTGTGGTCTTCCTGTTCCTGGCCTTGTGCTTCCTTGCTTTCTGCCATGATGGTTTGACGCTAGAGGTCGAATGGTGGTTGAAGTCTGGGCTGCAGTAGCTGGAGCGTCTGTCGGCGTAGCTTCAGCTGGACTGACGGGGATGAGTCGTCAGAGTCAGCAGGGACGTGACTCCCTGATACGCCTTACGACCGCTGTAGACAACCTAGCTAGCCGCCTTGATGTGCTTCACGCAGACATCAGGACTCGTGACCAAGAGATTTTTGCGAGACTCGCAAATCTGGAGCAGTCAGTAGCGCGATTGGAAGGGCACAGCAATAGGAACTAAGGTATTGATGCTGTTCAAAACAGTCTCATGCTTTTAGTACTCAAGCCCTTGGT